CAAGATTATCAAAGTCGATTGTTTGTTGTAGATAGATTCTTTTACTATTTGGGTTTGTGTCTGGTGCAACCAATGTTTCAAAATAATCTGGATTATCAGGAATGCCGTCATTGTCTGAATCTTTGTAACTTATCCTAACTCTAAAATCATCAATAAAACCATCTGACTCAACTGGTTGTCCAATAATGTCTAATATCTCGTCACTATTTAAAGGTGTGCTTGCATCGGGTTGATTGTTTGTTTTTAAAACATTGACAAAATCATTTATTACTTTACCAGTTTTTGGATCATAAACTTTCTGTGAGCCATCATAGAAAAAACGTGTTTCTAGAACACTTGCCCAGTACCTGTCTAAACTCCTTGAACTGACAGTATAGGTTACACCGTCTGTTTGAAAATCGACCAACCAACTATTGTCCAAACCTGTTCCGCTTGTATTCTGTGCATTTGCTAAACTAAAAGTAACGCTACTATCAAGGTTGCTTGCGGTAATCACATACCAAGTTTCGTTTAGGTTATCATATCCTAATCCAAAGTTTCTGTAGAGTTCAATGTTATCTCTCATTGTTGTTTCGATAGCAGTAGGTAAATCAGTAATAAAATTAACAATTACTTGTGTTGGAACTGCATCAGTTGGAATAAAATTATTAAGTGTTACTGGTCCTGTGCCGTCTGCATTGTTACCAGTTCCTTGATTGGTACCATCAAGTTCTAAATTACTAACAGTTGCCCATAATTCAGTCTTATCACCAGGTAGTGTTGCTGACCCAACTCTAAGTCTGTTTAAATTATTAAAAACATATCCAGCAGGTGGAACAAATTTAATTAATCCACCTTTTGCAATATACTTTTTATTATCACTTGCTTGTGGACCAACTGGTGCTGGTGCACCACTTGCAACAAATTTAAAAAATCCTGTTGTCTCGTTGTTTGATGTCGTGCTTTGCGACCATTCTAAATTTAGTGTTGTCAAACTTGGACGAAGAAAGTTTTCATAATAAAACTCCTGCATTCCTCTACTAGAAAGTACAGGCTCGACTTGGTTTACAATAACATCAGTTATGTCATTTTGATCAATAAACGTAAATGTAAAACTAGGCACTTCTGTATTTTCGTATATCATTCCATCTGATGCAAATACATTGGTGCTTGAATATTTTCCAGTGATATCTACAAGATCCAAGTATCTACTAGTGCCAATTGAGCTACGATTAACAGCCTTGGACTTGATTATAGTTGAATAAAGCGTATATGGAAAATTATTGTAGTCCTCACCATTAACCATTCTATTTTGTGTATAATATCTTGCAGGAGCTCTTTGCTTGATGTCGTTTATATTTTCTCTACTAGCTGCATTGCTCACAGGTTGTGTCAATGCACATGTAAGAGTGAGTGTTTCATTTCTTCCTGTCTTAGAAACATATCCAATACTAAGTGTTACATTTTGCATTTCATCTGGATTAATAATATAGTTCAAACCATTTGAAGAACGCACATAAGTTCTAAATGTTCCAACAGGAATACTACTAAAAACCCCGTCACCAAAGTTTAGATCAATCTGATCGTTTGTTCTTGATGTAATAGTGAAATACCTACGTTGTTCTGGAGTAAGTTCTTCTGTAGCACCGGCATAGATGTTTTCTACTTTTTTCCACTCGCTTTGAATAATGTTCTGTGCATTAAGTTGGTACAACCATGTATCTTCGTTGTTGATTCCCTCAATGTTTACGTTAACAATTCTGTTGCTTATTCTTTCTCCAAGATTAAACTGTTGATCTTGTAAACTACCTTGTTTGAAGTAAAAGAAATAACCAGTATTTGCACTAGCATAACCTTGTTTGTCGTTTCTATATAGTATATTTAGGGCACCGTTTGGTGCAGGTGCTGGTTCGTACAAGTATGTTTCATCTAAACTTGTTGCACTCACTGCTTCAAACGTCATATTAGTTCCATTTACAACTTGACTAAATGGTATTACTGGTAAAAATCCCTGTATTAGATTTAATTGATATTCATCAGTTTGCACACCAAGTAAAGTTTGCGTATTACCCGGGCGTCCAAATCTTTGGCTTCCACTAAGTGAGGCATTAACAATTACTGTGAACTGTTCTAGCCAGTTTGCGTTTGTGGTATCATTCCAGTTGACTGTGATGTTTGAAAGATTTACACCTGTAAAATCGATTACACCTTCTGTAGTACTGATACTTTGTACTTTGATAAAACCTTGTGCCGCTGTATTACGTTTTGGTGTGTAACTTACTAGTTCAGCAAGACGTACTACGCTGTCTCTTCGTTCAGCAGTATCAATGAAGTTCTCTCTGGTGTTTAGATCATTTCTAAAACTTCCTGCTTGTCCCATAAACGCCATAACATCAAGCAGTGCAATAAATTCACTTGACTCAATATAGTCATTAAAACTTTCTGGATAGTACAAACGAATGTAGTCTATAAAGCTCTTGCGAAGTGTTTCAAAGTCATAGCTCTGAAAGTCTGCTTCACGATAAGTTTGGTAGATTCTCTTCCAATCTTCAACACCGAATATACTGGTTTGTCTTGTAGTTTTAGCCATGTGTATCTATCCTTACCTTGTATTTATGAACAAAATAAACTGGGTAGTTTATACTACACGCCCGAGTAAGCGGCTCGCATTGTTTGGTTGTTAAAGAATATGTTTAGAAGTTCACCTTGTTGCCCACTGACTGTATCAACTTCAAGTTCAATTAAGATTCCGTTTTCTTGTGGATACACATTTATATCGTTCACTTGTATCCGTGGATCTTGTGCAACCACACGTTGTATTTCTTTAATAATTGCTTTGTTTGTTGGTTCCCCTTGTGGTTCAAAAATTAGAGAAAACATAGTTGTACCAATATTAGGACGACCTGGCATTTCACCTTGACGTATGGTCAATGCATTTAACAAATCACGCTTGATTAAATCAAAATCGGTGACTGTATAACTCTTGTACTGGTTAATTGTACTATATCCAATAAATGTTGCCATACTGTATTTAGTGTCCTAAATTATGTGCTTATTACACCATTGACTTTTTTGCTTGCAACGACTGTCTCCAATGCGGTATCAATCGATGTACGAATAGTTGTTCCAACCACTCCGCCGCTGCCTGTAGAAAATCCTTGTATCGCATTGCTTAGTTTTTGTTGTGCCAATTGTATAGAATACTGTCCGCCTCTAACCAATTCGCTCATTTGGTTACTGGTTATAGGAGCACTGTTTGCTCCAGCAAATGTTTCGCCAAGTGTTGCGGCTCCGTCCTGCCATTTTTTCACTGCATCTACACCAAACTTGCTTGCTCCACTGATAAGTCCACCAAGCGATGCTTCATTTTCAAGTCCAGTTACTATTCCTGCATTTTGCAATTCTCCCAAGCCTTTATTGAACAAATCAGTTTTGGTCAAATCTTGTAGAGTTTCGTTGTTGAGGAAATCACTTACTCCATTAATCCCTTGAGATCCAGTCCACACACTTGAACTGCTTAATACAGTGTTTAGATCAGCAGTAGCATCTTTGAGAAAGAACTCAGCAGTACCCGGTTTGAGTAGACCACCTTTTTCTAATTCTGTTGCACTAAATCCAAATTTGCCAACACCAAATGCATTTGATATTTCATTAGAAGCTTGTGGTACAAGTTTACTTGATTGTGCCACCATACTTGTAACTTTTTCAGAAGTAATTTTACCTACGTTTGTAGTTGCCTGACTCTGTTGTTCATAATCTGCTTCTGTTACAGTATCAATTTCAGTTGATTCTGCTTTAGTAACTGCTTCTTGAGTCTTTGGATCAAGTGGAACCTGTTCAGCAGCAGATTCTAAACTAGTACTGGTGTTTACGCCAGTACCTCTGTTTGCATAAGGTTCGTGTGTTGGTGCTCTTGTAACAATTGTTTCAATTGCACCTGGCGCTGCAATCCAACCTTGAGCAGGTTCAAATTTTGTATCTGGTAGTCGCAGTTTTGGAATCTCAGATGTTTTTGACACAGGCGATGCGGATCCACTGTTTAACTTTATACATCCAGCTTCGAGCGTAAGTCCAGTGCCTGCACCCCATCCTCCAATTCTACTGTTTAAATTCAGTGCACCATCGCTTTTGATTCCAACCATGCTTTTACTGTATGCTAATATACTGTTTGTACCTGTAAGACTAAGACTACCAGTTTCTAAACTCATAGCACGTTTAGCAAAAATATTCACACTGCCTAGTTCACTGGCTATATTAATATTACGATCAGCATGCATGTTTAGTTCGCCAGCACTGCGAATGTTTAGACTGTTTGATGCATACAGATCAATTGTTCCTTCGTTGCCCAGTTCGACCCAAGTTTGACCGTTTGCATGCATAATATGAATTGTCTGTTTGCCTTCAGTGTCGTTCATCATAATTTGATGACCAGTACTGGTACGTATTCTAGTTAGGTTATCTTCACCTGCAAGATCACCATCATCCATTACAATACTGTGACCACCTTTACGTGCTATCACTGTTGTTTCATTTGCTTGTAGTGTACTGCTTGCTACCTTGGCTGATATCTGTGCATCTGTTAATCCGCCCTGGTATACAGGTCTTCCAGCAGTGCTTATTCCAAATACTGTACTCGGAGATTCTCTTTGACTGTTTGAACTGATCGGGCCAATTAGAGGATCTGCTATAACACCTTGTGACAACATCTGTCCTGCTAGTACACTGTGTACAGGTTTTGTTTCATCAAAGAATCTTGGATTTTCTGCTACTGCATCATTGGCATTGTTTATTTCAACCACTGGCAATTTTGCTTTGTTTGCAAATAGCGGTGAACCACTATCGTCTACATACTTTTTACTACTGCCAATTGCCGGAACCATGTGATTTAGACCGGGTGATATTGGCATACCTACATAATAGCCTTTGTTTGGGTCACCGTCGGCAAAGAAGCAAAGTACTTTTGTTCCAAGATCAGGTGGTGTACCAAAGAACCCGTAACTATGATTGTTGCCAGTAAAACTTCCTGGACCAGTTGGTTGCTGAGCACTTTGTTGTGTGTATCCGTAGTAGGGTGAAATATAACTTACTGTACGCCATAAATCTGTGTTGTTCTTATCGTCACCTGAAATATATTCAATATAAACTTGCAGTCTGCCAGATCGAGTAGGATCAATGTTATTGGTTACCTCACCAATAAACGGACCCGATTCAGCTGGTGTTCCGCCTTTGGACGTCTTATATGCACCGGGTGTACCTTTACTTCTTTGATAATTTTCTGCCATTTATTGTCCTATCTAAATGCACTTGAATTTGTGCCAGTTCCACCGCCACTAACTACTTTTGCACCGTCCTTTACTCTCTGTTTTGATCTTTCTAAAGCACGTTGCGTTTTCTTTTTTAACAACGATCCTTGAAATCCAGTATTAGAACCAGCATCATCACTTACAGTATTACTTCCAGGTTTAGGTTGTACATTGGGTGTTTTTGGAAAACCCCCTGGTGGTGTCCATTCTGCTTCTCCTGGCGTAACATCTGCACCATCTGTGTAATTTACAGTTGAATCTGGTAGTTTTGCAATACGTCCAGTTGTTGCATTATTTACTAGAGCACTGCTGTATGGCTCTTTCTTTTGAGTGTTGGTTTTAGATCCGTTGATAGTTTCAGCAGTTTTAAAGTTTCCTGCTCGCGGATCTTGACCAGCATTTGGTTGAAATTGTCTACTACTACGAGCTCCAGGCGGAATAACATTCTTACTAGGTCTTACTGATTCACCTGCTCCGCCAAATGCATCTAATCCTGGATCTTCAATAACGTTCTTTTCAATTTGTTTTTGTTTTGGACTATTGATTGCTGCGCCAAATTCTCGTATTACACCGTTAAGTTCTTGTGTAAATTTTCCTTTAGCAAATTTATTAACAACTGTTAGCAAACAATACACTGCACTTTCCTGTGCTAGATTTTTTTCTCCAGTGATTTCGCTGTCTACATTGTTGCGGTTTACCGGAGTTTCACCAGTGGCCATATCGTAATCAGTAACGCGATTAAAACGCACTTCAAATAGTACTTCGCCGGCATTTGCGTTAACACTACCATCAGGTTCAAATGCCGCAAGACTATGTGTGTTGTAGAATAATTCGCTTTGAAGAATAAAATCTGGATCACCAACAATAGTCATTTGTACTTTAGCAACATCTGCTGGCGCATACAATCTAGCTGCCAACTGAGCCGCTGGTCGACCAGCATCTCCTGATGCCCCTTGAGTACTAGAGTCTGGTGAACTTTGAAAAAATCTTTGTTCTGCATATCTTGCATCTCCACCAACCTGCACATCAGATTCTGAGACTAGTCCATCTTTGCCCATAATTTCAAAATAGTTTGCTTTAGATTCAATTTCAAAGTTTAAAATTTCAGTGTTAAGTCCAGTAAACCAATAATTGTATAGCTTCTGTGTTCCCCTGTACATAGCAGTTGGAAAATAAGGTGACCTTGGTGTATTAATTTGATACCTTGATATTCTATATGTTATTTGGTATGCATAAGTTTGCCTTACACGGTCATATCCTATCGGAGCTGCTATTTGTGTGATTTTGTACCACTGTACTGTTTTGGCGGCAGTACGTATAATTTGTTTATTGGTAACTTCGTCAAAAGCAATTGTTTGTTGAGCAGTGATATATGTGGAATTTTTCATAACCTGATCAATTAATTGTACAATCTGTGTACCAGCACTGATACTGTATTCTTTTGTATCCTTATCTAATGCCTGTTTTTCCATGTTTTTTTGTTCGTTTGGATTGCTAGACATCTGCATTGGTGCTCTGGTTTTATCAACCAATCCATCCTTCCGCATTTTGGCATCAATCAAGCCGGGTACATCTTCAATTTCAATAATATACTGGTCTGCAATACTGCCATTCTTTTTTGCAATCATATTTTGGTGTTCATTTAATGCATCGCATAGTCCTGATGTGACAGTTCGATCAGCGAGTCCAAGTTTGCCTGCACGTTGTTGTTCCACTGATGCAGTTTGTTCTTGAGCTACAAGCCCATCGGACCCAATGGGTCCAGTGGCACTTCTAAATCTCGGATCTACCTTCGTTCCAGTTTGTGTTACCAATGGTACTAAAGGTTGCAGTTCACTGTTGCCATTCAACAGCTTTTTAACACTTGAAGCATTAAGTTGAAAGTTAAAAGGTATTGTACCTCTTGCAGTTGAATATCCTATTAATTGAATAGGAGCAACGCACTTACAACTATAAACCACTGCTTGATTATTAACCTTATAGGTAATACTAGTAAACTGAAATGGTATAAATTTTTCAACTAGAGAATTAGGATCGCTAGTGGTTTCAAATTCGCCTAGATTTTGTCCACCAGCAAATTCATTTGCTGTTTCTTGTGCAAAGGCGGTGGCAGCTGGTGCAGTCTGTTTGGTAACCAAGTTACCAAATTCATCATATCCATAAAAACGTATTACCATCAGATAGTTCTGTGCATTGATATTGATGTTGGTGTCTTTCATATGTTCAGTGGTTGCTTTCTTTAACCTTTCTAAAAAAGTAATACCTTGTGGCTCCATGATATTAAAAGTTATATTTGTAACATTGTGAGGAGATCCCACTGATTGATTGGTTAAAAGTGTTTGTATTTCAACATCTTCAATGTAAAAATCTACATCAAAATATCTGTTTCTCTCTTCTGGTTTAGCACCGCCTGATTGCAATATAAGTTGTCTAGTTGGTAATGTCTTTTTATCAGTGCCAAGAAAATCAGCATATTCAGTTTGATTCATCATATAAATTGATATACTATAGGTTTGACTTGCTAGTCCCATTAATGGATTAGGAGTTGGATCAATCTTGTTTAGAAATTCTTGAGCAACCACAGTCCTGCCTTCAACACTATCAGCTTGTATAGCATTGCCAACCTGGTTCTTTTTTATGGTCTGTGCATCATCACCTGGTGCTACCTGTACTCCGCCACCACCACCACCACCACCACCTGCTTTGTTATTACCACTAAGTGGTATAACTGCACTGCCTGTTGACGAGCTTACTGCGGTTGTTTGTGTTTGTCCAACTTTTTTTACAGGAGAAGCTCCACCAACTGTACTGGTTGATCCTGATCCTT